AAAACGGGCCTCTGAGAATGACGAGATGAATACTCACGAAAAACAAACTTCCAGTACAGGGAGTTCAGGCATGCAAGTGCCGCCTTCCGACGAATCCGCAACGGATAGTCAACGTCGAAAATATCGGAAGAAGAGAGAGATATCTAACTCTCTATCTTCTTCGTCAGAAAAAATACGCAAAGTACGTAAAGAGACGGAGAAGCCCCTAGAGGAGAAGAAAAAATTGATAGGCAAAGGGAAAAGCAAGGTAATCCCACGCGATCTACGCCTTAAAAGACGCGCAGAATTTGGACCTAGACCTAAAGGTTTGACTAAAAGTCAATGGGGAGTTATTAAACGTTCCATAGATAAAGGCAAACCTCGTTTGGCTAGACGAAAAATAGAAACTTATTTGAAAACCAAAACGAAGAATAAGGTCCAAACAAAAGTTGTGAAGACAACTAAAAAATCAGTGAAAGCTGAGGAAATTAAACCGGTGAAGGATTTTAAAATTCCGGAGATATATAGTCATAGAGTTTCCTTTCGTACTTTGAAGGAAACGAAAACCATCATTATGCATGGAAATGCCGCAAGGCACGTTCTTGACTATTATCCTGGAATGGGGACCGATATGGTAGCTCTTTCTCATCGGTTTGCTCGAGTATACTACAACTTAGTTCAGGTTGATCCTGACTATAAGGAAGAATTTTTGTATAATATAGGTTTGGCTGATGCTAAGTTTCAGGCTGTCAAACCCGAAAGAAAATTCGATACAGTATTTTTCGATCCAGATTGGAATGGTACTTGGCAAGTACCTAACATCAGAGCGACGAGATATTTGTTAAAAATATCGAAACGCTTGGCCAACAATAATCGCATTAATAATCGTTTGGAACGATATAGTGAGAAGTTGTGGGTTGTAGAGGTGTATCCAGGTGAGGTTTTTAACTTGGATATGACTCAAAATATTCCAATCATGAAGGAACCGTTTAAATTTGATTATAGTGGAGTGGATTTAAGATTCGCAAAGCAATTTTCAAATTCGGTGCAAATTTCTAAACGTACCAGCCACCATCCTAAAGCCAGATTTGTTCGAGAATTCGCAGTTTATAATTTTTTAAAACAAACGTTCAAAAATGGTGAAATAGTGGTTGATTGGCAAGGCTCACATGTCACAGCGCATCTTGCGAATGAATTGTTCAAGCGAGGACAACGAATTGAGTTATATATTTATCGTGATACAGTAAATTATGACAATAAAGATGTGCAGCGTAGGCAAAGCCTGTCCCAATGGGACCAACAAAAGTATCGTAATAGGGGAATATATGTCATCCAGAAGCCGGAAGACGTTCCAACTCGGGCAGTTCATCTCATGGTGAATTTGTATTATTGGAATCCCCGAAAACTCTATCTGCACTGCAAGGAATATAATGTTAAAAATGTGGTGTGGTTTGGACATCTATTCCATGGACCATATGGGATATATCATGAAGCTTTTTGGAAGAGAGAAGCAAACTATCGAGGGGATCAGATTACTTTCTACCCTTCTAAACACGAACAACCCTATGTTCATCCACCTTGTGATTGGCTCAAGAACGTTTCAGCAGATGGTTTTGTCATAGCCCATGAGGTGGTGGACGCAGGGTTTTATCGGTTAATGATTTCCACATCTGTGTACCGAGGTGAACCGTTTGTTTTCGAACCGAAAGGTTACTTCAAAAAAGTTTCAGTTCCCCGTAAAAGACCAAGGACATTGCGATCTTTGTTTTCGTCATGGTCTTCAGTTTCTACAATGGAGGATGTATGGATTCCGGCTTTAACGTCGGACCAAGATTCCACCATATATGTAGGGAAAGGGGAACGCTATGATCTGATGCGAACGATCCACTCTTATAGTGGACCTTTAGCACCATTGCAAAATTTTGCAACAGTTTGGCCGGAAACGGCGAAAGAAATTGAGTTCAATTATAGAGCTTATTTAATGCAAAATTATGGTTCCCACATGGTCAAATGGAATTGGGCTGACATGAGAAGGTGGTCACTAAGCTTCAATTCAGTACTGGATTATGATTTTTCAGTAATGGATTGGGGAGCCTTATTGTGGAAAGCCCTAATGGGGGGTTTGGCGATTACATTCCTCCTAAAGAACCGTAGACTCTTTTCGATGGGTCTAGGTAGCACAACCGGAGATTTCTTTTCAGCATTGATTAGAAAAATCCGAGTGTTGCTAAAACAAGCTTCTATCAGAATCAAAATCGGTAGGTATGCCTTGGCATGCATGATCCGTGGATTTGCGAAGCCTGTTAAATTGATTGCCAAAAAAGCGCGAAACATCCGCAACTTAGATTCTCCACGACTCATTGATTTGTCCCGAAATGTAGAAGTGAGAAGATACCCCTTGCAAAGTATCCTAGGTGCGGTTGTGGCTCCTTTCACGCGATTTTTCCGTAAACGAAATCTACTATCTACCCTTGACGAACGTGAATTACGAACTCATTTGTGGAACGTTATACCTCACTTAAAGCAGATGTCTCCCGGTAAGTCCATAACTTTTAATCGAGCGATTGGCAGTTTGGCATCCGTAGCTGCAGTGATGGGAATGTTGGAACAGTTTGGTTTAACCTACTTTCCAGCCCATTATCAGATAGGCTTCGGTCTACTTGAGGGCATGTTAAAAGGTTCAATCCTTTATCATACTACGTTACACACAATGATCATGTTCGTCCGATTGATCTCCCCATCAGCATCCATATTTGTGCATGGTGCTTTCAATTATGGCGCGGTAGTGGACATGTTTTCCCCAATAGCATTCGATCCTAGTTTGTTTCTACTTTTTGTGGCCGTGCGAAAGCTGGTCACTTCAGGATATTATCCAAAAGTGAAATTTGCTGGTCATATTCCAGGCTTGCGTATTCAAAGAAGAAAGGCAACACTGCCTTTCGGACCTTATGAAGAGGCTCGCATGGAAACGATGAGTGTGAAAGTTGGACGGAAAAAATACGAGGGGACAGCGGCTGTGAAGTTTTTAGAGAAAGAATTTGATTCTATTGAAGAAAATGATTTGCGCCCTGTTGTCCCTGTTTTATCCTATGCTACTGGAGTTAGTAGTCCACCATATGGAAATGCATCTATAATAAGTACGATATTGCACCGTGATATCGCTAAAACTCCGGTACCAGTGGAGGTGGCTAATGAAAGATGGAAGCTTCTTGGTAAAGAAGTGCTCAACTTGAGATGGCCACTGATACGTTATGCCCCATACAGTATGGAAGTGTGGATTCAACATTTTCGACAGGACAAAAGGGATCGCTATGAACGAGCGTATGAACTAATGTTCTGGGGCAAGATAGAACCTTCAAAACCAATCGCGATGTTCCCAAAACGCGATGAAAAACTCTACAAAGTCATCGGGTGGAGGCCCGAAGACAAAGGTAAAAAAGCATATGTCAAATACCGGTCGTTACACGATTGGGGTCCATTCAGACAAGCGTTGATTGGTCCTGACTTTATGCCTTGGGCTAAAGGTCTGCAACATAAGTTTGCTCTACTTAATCCTTGGATGGTAGATTATAATTTTTATGTTTCTATGGCCTCAGCCAATCCAGACTATGTGCTCGGTGAATGGTTTCATAGAGCGTTGTGTATGGTAGAGTCGACAAAAGAAAAAATTATGTTTTGTATTGTCGGTGGTGACGATGGTGCAGCTATCTACAGACCGAGAAGAGGTGGACCTATACTTTTTCTCGAATGGGACTTTTCAAAATACGACCAATCTATCTGCACGGAAGCGATGAATGTAAGATGGGAGTTGTATAAGAAAATGGGTTTATCACCCAAGACCATCGACCATATCAGCCGATTTACCCATGGTGATTTAAAAGGGAAATTGGATGATAAAAGAGATGGGTCGAAAATGCGTGTGAAGATCGCTCGATCGAAGCATACATCTATGTCCACAGGGGCACCCGATACGAAAGATGGTAACTCTATAACCAATATTCCGTGTGTATGGTCGTATTTCAAGTATGATACTTGGGATCGTACAGGGATGGGTGTAAAATTACAAATACACCGTGATTATAGGAAATTGACCTTTTTGAAAGGGACTTGGTATCCTTACAAGTCTACTTATCTATGGAGGATCATGCCGTCTAGATTGATAAAAGCAGGGACGTTCTTAACTGAACCAGTTGCCATGCTTCCTAAGCATTTGAGGAAGAAAGTATCAGAACAATTTGCATACCGTTTTGCATTATGGGCTTCTGCAAAAGGTATCGAAGTATATCGGGATATGCCACTGCTATCAGCATACATTAAGAAGGGGATCTCTTATGAAGCTGAAGTGTATAAGCGTTTGGGTAAAGACGTGGCCATCAGATGTGAACAAACCGTTAATCGCAAGATTTATCAGTTCAAACCAAAATTTTTCACTGACGCACAAATAGATCGAGAATTATATTTTCGACATTTTGCATTGCGTTACAATTTTTCGCCTTCACAGGCGATCGAACTAGAACGGATAATTCTGTCAGCCGAAAGGTTCCCATTCATTGTTGATCATCCTGTACTATATGATTTACAATGCGTCGATTACTCTTAAGAATCGACAATTCCATGGACCTGGACAAGTCCATTATAAACTGTCCAACACCCCCGACTCTACATCATAAGAAACCTCTGCATACGAAAATATTGGATGAATGGAAGGAAAAACAACAAACCAACTTGGCAAAAGAAATCGCGGGCGGAACTCGTCCGCTTCATCTGCCAAAGGTTATCCAACGACATCCGGAAGAGGGGGGACGCCAAAAGCGTCCGCAACATCCTTGGCGAATATCGCCGAAAGCATAGCAAAAACTCCCGAACCAAACGCGCCAGAAACGTTTCTAGGCCACCTCGCAAGAGGCGCCGAAGCCGCGTTCGAAATATTGCCAGAGATTCTAGCCTTTCTTTAACGAGAAAGACAACTGAACATCGGGTCAATTTTATGGGAGTGCCTATGAGAGTCAAACAATGCTACACCAAAAAGCAGTTTAAAGCAATGTCCAACCATGGACCACCAGTGTCAAAAGCTACATCATACCGGATGGGTCAATCAATTTTTCATAAAACGATTGATTCAGATGGTCATGAAAAAGTTTCTGTCCATACCCATCTCCTTTTGGGAGAAGTCATGTTTTCTGAGGAGAGCGCGACGGGTGATAGGATACCAGAGGCACAGTTTGTGATATCGCCGAAGCAATTCGGTGGTTTGCTTGGAGTGTTCTCAGAACAGTATGAGGCATATAATATTGAGACAATTGATATTGAGTACCGAACGTCTAGTCCAACTACGACTGAAGGTGCTCTGGCCTTGTATTATTTCGGAGATCCTAGTACTCCAGCCATAAGCACGGGTGAAACTGCTAAATTGCACGCAAGTACAGCTGATGAGTTCGTACAAATACCTATCTGGGACAACGGAATGTTGAGAGTCAAACCTTTGCGTTTGACTGAAAAAAGTCTTACGGAGGATGACAAGGTGTCTCCTCCAGCTGCATCCCAGGGTATTATATCAGCTATGGTCGCCGCACCAACAAATTTCGCGGCGGGTACGGGTTACAAATCAGTGGGTTCATTATATGCGAAAATAACCGCTCATTTCTATGAAGCTAAGCTTAATTTAGAAATGGTCACATCTAAGGTCAGTGACGATGAATTCATTTGTAACACGTATGCCGCAGTGGTCGACCAACCCCTATTAGCAGGTGCAACAGCCGGTGTGGGTACTTTTCAATATAACTTTGGCATATTGCCAACTTCGTCTTCGATTCGCTATGGAGTCATAACGGAATTAACAGGTGATTTCCTTTCGGGAATTTCTGTTGCTACACCAACAGTTGATTTCAAGGTTAGCCTTGGTCAACTGATATTTATGCGTTTTTGGGATTTTTATTCTACTTCTCATAAATTGGTGAGCTTCCATATGACGTATGCTGATGCTACAACAGCGCGGATTGATGCTTATGACGATGCCGGAACTTTGAAATATGACCCAGACGTAGCAAACGGAACTATTTTGTGGTATACTACCGCAACACTCGATGGAACATTCAGAATCCGATCCAGGATTTTGGAACTTATAGATCAATAATTCAATTTGATCTGTGGAGAGGGCGTCCTTAACAGGACTGAAACAATTCGAGTGGTGAAGAA